AATTGCAACCTAAGTTATTTTAAATACTCATTCATTCTTTGTCTTATGCCCTCGCTTGTACTTGGCGTGTAATGTTAAGGAGAGGGCTTAGGGCAAAGTTTAAAAAACAATTACGTTCATTAAAATATAGAAACATATGGAAAGAGAAAGTTTTGTCTTTTACAGGAGCTTTTATGAAGGGATAAAGGAACTGCCGAGAGATATTCAGGGAGAAGTGCTTACAGCCATAATGGAGTATGGCTTAAACGGAGTAACAACTGAAAATCAGAAGCCGATAACAAAAGCGATGTTTGCCCTTATAAAACCTCAATTAGACGCTAATAATCAAAGGTTTGAGAATGGAAAAAGAGGAGGTCGTCCAAAAGCGGACTGTAACCAAACAGAAACCGAAACAAAACCAAACCGAAACCAAACCATAACCAAACTGAAACCAAACCATAACCAAACTAAAACCAAACCCGAACCTAATGTAAATGATAATGTAAATGATAATGATATTTCTTTTTTTCTAAAAAAGAAACAAAAAAGCGACGTCGCGGTTTCTGATTTGGAAAATGAAAATTCAGAATCTCCCTTAGAGACCCTTCAAACTCCAAAAGAGCAAAGCGGCGGTGGGCGAAAGCGGTTCACCATACCAACTCCTGAAGAAGTGCAGGCTTATTGTGATGAACGCAAGAATGGTATTTTAGGGCAACAATTTTGCGACTTTTACAGTTCCAAAGGTTGGAAGATTGGAAAAGAGCCGATGAAAGATTGGAAGGCAGCAGTGCGTACATGGGAGATGCGAAGAAAAGACCAATCACCCTCTATAACGCAACAAGTACAAGCACCTGTAACCACAGCCCCTAAGCGCATTCGCTTTAATGAGAATGGTGAAGAAATTATCTATTAAAAATTATTTAAAATGGAATTTAAACCAAAACCCAACAACCTTGATTTAGAAGAAGTGGTACTCGGAGGAATGCTTAGTATGCAAAGAGGTGTAGCCGCTTTTGTAGAAATAGTAAAAGACACAAATGTTTTTTATGATCCAAAAAATGCCATAATCTATGAAGCTATTCTGTCTTTGTACAAGTTATCTCAAGGAGTAGACCTACTGACTGTTAGTAATTACTTAAGGAAAGAGGGAAAACTTGAAGAAATAGGTGGTAGCGCTCACCTTGCCTTTCTTACTCAAAGAGTTTCTTCTACTGCTTTTATTGAATATCATGCTCTAATTCTATTAGAATTATACGTTAAGCGAAAAAGCATTGATGTAGGTTATCAGCTTGTGGAGAAATCCTATGAAGATGGTGTTGATGTTTTTGAAATATTGGATTATTCCTACAAAGAGCTTGATAAGGTCTCTGATTGGTTGTCTATCAAACAGCCCAAGGAAATTGGAGATTACTTGACAGAAGTCCTTAAACCCAAATCTGAGCGTGCAGGCGTCCCTACTGCTGTACGGGATATAAACCTTAAACTCAATGGCTACCAACCGAGTGACCTTGTCATTATAGCAGGGCGCCCTGCCATGGGAAAGACAGCATACGCTCTTAGTGATGCTCTACATCAAGCACGATTAGGCTACCCAGTAGGAATATTCTCCCTTGAGATGAGCGCACGACAACTAACAGCAAGGCTTTTTGCCAATTACTCAGGGATAGATAGTAACAAGTTGGCATTTGGCTCACTTACACAAAGTGAATATGATGTCGCTGCGGAGCTTAGGAGTTCTTTCTCAAAGCTGCCTTTATACATTGACGATGAACCTTTCCTTACTCTTTTGTCTTTAAAAATCAAAGCAAAAAAATGGGTTAGAGAAAAGGGAGTGAAGGTTATATACATTGATTACCTACAACTCATTAGCAATAATCAAAAGGGCCGCACACGAGACCAAGAAATTAGCGAAATATCCCGTACCCTCAAGGGATTGGCTAAGGAGTTAGACATACCAATCGTTGCCTTATCCCAGCTATCCCGCGGGGTTGAAACACGAGGAGATAAACGCCCCATGCTTTCAGACCTCAGAGAATCGGGAGCCATAGAGCAGGATGCTGACAATGTACTATTCCTCTATCGTCCTGAATACTATGGCATACCACAATGGGAGGACGGATCACCTACAGCCAATGAAGTAGAGGTTATCATTTCAAAGTTTCGCAACGGCACAACAGGAGGAATAATTACAGGATGTCAGCTACAGTACATGCGCTTTTTTGAACGAGGAGGAAACGTAAGCATGAATATTCATCAAGAAAATAATTTACCAAAAATTGACCCTAAAAATAGCACACCTTTTTAAAATGAAAAGTACAAAATTTATAACAGAACTCAGAGCCCGCGGACTACAAATCACAGAGAAGGAAGCCAAATATCTCATGGAGATAGCCGTTGCTGATTATCGTGAAAATCAAGTAAAACCAATCCTTAAGCGGGAGAACATGGCGCATTATCTCATATTAGCCTTGGCCTTTTGTGATGCTACCCACGAGCTAATGTGTATGGTGGATGAAAGCAATCTAAAATACAAGTTCAAAAGCAACTTCAAGAATGTGAAAAAGTACAACGGAGAAGTAGTAGAAGAGTTCAACAAACTCAACAAGGAGGACACTCCACTACTGAACGCTTTCAGAGCCTATGCAGATGATATTTCAGAGTTGGTATATGTACATTTAGACGGAATTAATAACAGACAAAGCAAATGAAAAAACAAACTAACACCCCATTAAGAGCCTTTGAGGTAGCCGTAGATAGACTGCTCATGGAATTTTGTGAAAAGCACGATTTCACTTATGAATTTTCCGTGGGGGAAGATAGTATTGACATATTTAGTATATCCAACTACTTCTTCAGTCTCTCGGATATATACTTTGACCTTAAGAGCAATCAACCCAAAGGGAGGATCATACAATGGTACGATTACCTTCTTGATAATGAAGTAGAGATTAGTTATTATGCCTATTGCAAGGGCTTGAGAAAGGAACAATTAAGTAAAAAGCAAAACGATTAAAATTTATAAAACAATGAAAACAATCCAAGAACTCGTCCCACTTATCCAAGAGTGGGCAAAAGAAAGGGGCACAACCTTAGAAGCCTGTCTGAACATCGCTTACAACGAAATCAAAAACAGAACAGGAAAAATGATTAACGGTAAATTTGTGAAAGATGAAAAATAATAAAACTATAGGAAAGCTCTCTTTTGAGATAAAAGACAAAGGGAATAATATACATAGTCTTGAGATAACATCAGGATTAAATAACACACAAATAGATGTGCTAACAGATATATTCTGTCAGAGCCATAAAGGAGAACACGGAGAAGCCTATCGAAAATTGGTAGAAGAGACATTAGACACATTAGCTAAAATTCTCTACTCTTATGACAGAAAATTAAAAGGTGAAAATGTAATTTTTAAAGATTAAAAAAGAAAATGATGCAAATTATAAATAATACAGGAGCCATAATCAAAGAGCAAATAAACTTAGGCGATATTGATAATTTAAATATTGACGATTTATTTAAGAATAACACCAGTAAAAAGATGAAAAATAACAACTACCCCACTTGGCTTGTCCCTTTGGAGATAGCCCAACAACTCAAAGAAATAGGTTTTAACGAATATTGTCCTTTCTTTGTTTATCCAAATGATGACGAAGTTTTTATTTCAGGGACTGTTACTGTAGAAGAAGACTGGTTAGATGAAGACAACTATGGTGAGGTAATCATAGATTTGTCTATTACCGAATGTGGTAAGTTTAACAAACTCAATTTTCAAACAATCCCTACTTGGGAACAAGTCTTTGAGTGGTTCAGAGAGAAAGGATATGAAAGTTACATTAGATTAGAGAGTCACGCTCATTTTGATGAGGGTAATTACTATTATTTTGAGATTACAAAGTCTAATCTACGTCAATTAGATTGGCAAGGTGATTTTGACGATTACAATGAAGCTCGTGAAGCCCTCGTAAAAGCACTCATACAAACCTATAAAAACGAACAACTATGAAGATATACCTATCGGGCAAAATCAGTGGGACAGACCTTGACTATGTACGTCACCTATTTGACAAGGTAGCCACCACCCTCCGAGCGTTAGGCCACGAGGTCACCAACCCTCTCTGTAACGGACTATCTGAAACAGACCCATGGGAGGAGCATATGGCAAAGGATATAATAGACCTACTCCAGTGTGAGGGTATCTATATGCTACAAGGTTGGGAGGATAGCCAGGGGGCAAGAATTGAGCATGCTGTAGCTAAGGAGTTAGGAAAGGCCGTATTTTACGAGTAATTAACAAATGACAATATAAAATGTAAGCGTGTTTTGCAAGTGTATTTTACACCTGCAAACACGCTTAATTTCAATTAGTTACATTAAAAAATTTGCTTGTAATTGAAATATATTTTGTATCTTTGCACTATGAATAATTAACAAATCATCATGCAGAAAGAGAGTGTCCTTCAAACAGCGTGTGTCAAGTGGTTTAGATTACAATATCCTGACCTCATTATATACGCTGTACCTAATGGAGGTAGTCGCAATGTAAGGGAGGCGCAACGATTGAAAGCAGAGGGAGTGCTGGCAGGGGTAGCTGATTTAGTAGTGCTACTCCCACAAGGGAAGAGCTTGTATATTGAAATGAAAGTTAAGGGCAATCGTCAAACAGAAAATCAAAAAGCATTCCAAGATAAAGCAATCACACTGGGACACCCTTACACTGTGTGCTATTCCTTTGAGGAGTTCAAGAATGCCGTAGAAAGCGCAATTGGGAAAATACAATAATTCAAAAAATTATATACAATAATCATTGTTAAATTATATATCCAACTATGATAAGGATAAAACCAAGTAAGAGAAACACAAACAAACATACTGAAAAAGGCATGCAACTGCTCAGCAGTTCTATTGAGGAGGTTGGAGTGATTGAGAGTATATCAGTAACCAAACAAGGCACGATTATATCAGGACATGCCCGTAAGGAAAAGTTTGACGAAAAGGGACTTGTACCGAAGGAGATAACACTCGCCGAGAACGAATATCCTGTAATTGTGCGTAGTGATATAGAGGACAACACAGATACCTACTACAAGGCGCAAATATTAGCAAACACTACGGCACATCAAAACTACAACCTTGACATTGAGGAGGTAGAAGCGATAGCAGATGAGTATGAGTTTGAGTTAGAAGAATTAGGTATAGAGATTGAAGAAAAGGATATAAACTATTCAGAAGATAGTTTTAATGAAGATGAACTGATAGACGATTCAAGAAACAAACCTGCAATTATGAAAATCACTTTTGAAAATGTAGAACAATTACAAAAGGCAGAAGCTGATATTACAGAATTAATTGATAGAAAATATAAAGGGGCTTACTTTTCTGTAAGTTGTGGTGAATTATGAGATTAGAATTAGCAAGCAATAAAGCGATAAAATATAGTTGTTTGAATTTTCACTATGCAAAATCAGTACCAGTGAATACATTTGCTTATTCAGTATTTAACGATAATAACGAATGGTGTGGTTGTGTAGTATTTGGAACGGGCAGTAATAATAATATTGGTTCAGAATATAATCTAAAACAAGGACAAATCATAGAACTTGTAAGAATGGCACTTAATGGGAAACAAGAAACCACATCACAAGTATTAGCAAAAGCAATTAAGAAAGTAAAAAAAGACGTCCCTTTGTGCAAAATGATAGTCTCTTATGCTGATATTGACCAATCGCACAAGGGAATTATATATCAAGCCACTAATTGGTACTTTGTAGGAAAGGTTTATGAAAATAAAACTGATAGCAGTTGGATCATCAATGGCAAGCGTATTCACGGGCGTAGGATTTCAGATATTATAAAGCAAAAAGGAGGTTTAAAAGGAATATCAAGAAAAGACTTTATACTGAAATATTTAGACAATAACGCAACTGAATATATTACAAAAGGCAAAATAAAGTATTTATACCCTTTATGTAAGGAAATGAAAAGACTTTGTGAAACAATAAAAAAACCTTATTCAGAAATATGAATAACACCCCGAAACATAGACAACAATGGATATTAGAGGAACTCAAAAAGTCTCCTCTATTGTCGTATGGGGAGATGTGGGGTAAATATGAAGTAAAGTGGGGTAAAGGTAAAACTACCTTTGATAAAGACTGGAAACAAGCCCAAAAACAACTACAAGAGTGGCAAAATTCAATCAATGCAGAGGTAGCGAAACAAGTGGTAAGCGCAGAGGTAGAGGCGCGAAAAAAGGACATAATGCAGAAGGTTGATGTCCTTAAATTCCTATCCGATGTGATAAGGGGCAAAGGGAGAGATATTGACGGGGAGAAGTTTTTTCCCTCCTATCGGGAGCGTATCTCAGCGGCGGCACAACTGGCCAAAATGGAGGGTTGGGAAGCTCCGATAAAGCAGGAGGTGAAGGGCGACTTCAGTGTAACAGAAGTTAAGATCGTATGGGAGGGCGAGCCTGATGTTTAGTATTAACATCTATCCGAATAGGAAGCAGTACGAGTGCTTGAGGGCTTGGAACAACCAGCATACAGAGGAGATACTATACGGAGGGGCAAAGGGAGGAGGTAAGTCCTTCATTGGCTGTTCTATCATATTAGCCGATGCGATGATGTATGCAGGAACGCATTACTTCATCGCTCGTAAGCAATTGAACGACTTGAGAAAATTTACCATTCCGAGCATTCATGAGGTGCTTAACCTATGGGGACTACCAGCAGATGCATGGAGGTACAATGGGCAGGATAATTACTTTGAGATGTATAACGGCTCTAAGATATTCCTTTTGGATTGTAAGTACCTACCGAGCGACCCTCAATATCAGCGTTTTGGCTCTATGCAGATGACGAGGGGTTGGATTGAGGAAGGCGGGGAATTTGAGTTTGACAGCTATTCCAATCTGAAAATATCTATTGGGCGTTGGAAGAACAAGGAGTATAATCTGAAAGGGAAACTACTGATAACGGCTAACCCCTCCAAGAATTTTCTGTATAAGGAGTTTTACCAGCCTTACAAATCGGGTACATTGGAGCAGTGGAAAGCGTTCATACAAGCATTGCCATACGATAATAAGATGTTACCCAAGGCATATATTGAGAACTTGGAGCGTACATTGAGGGGAGCTGAGAAGCAGCGGCTATTACACGGGTTATGGGAGTATGATGATGATCCAACGGCTCTTTGTGATTATGATAAGATACTGGCTATATTTGAGAATGACCAAATACTCGCAGACAAGGAAACGTACCTGACAGCAGATATTGCACGTTTTGGCTCTGACTTATGTGTTATAGGCGTGTGGAGGGGCTGGGAGCTGATAGAGATACATACATTAGCTATATCAGCAATGACAGAGGTACAAGGGCTTATACACACTCTTAGAATGAAACATAGCATACCCAAGGGGAATTGTATCGCAGATGAGGATGGTGTGGGTGGTGGTGTAGTTGATAATACAGGTATCATTGGCTTTAAAAACAATGGATCCCCGATTGAGGAGAATGGACAAACTACCAATTATAAAAATTTGCAAACACAATGCCTATATAAGTTAGCAGAGCGTATCAATAACAATGGTATCTACATTAGTGCAGAGCTGTCAGAGAGGACAAGGGAGCGTATTGTTGAGGAGTTGGAGCAAATCAAAAGTGATAACAAGGACGGGCAAAAGCTATCTGTGATTAACAAGGATACAGTGAAGCAGCACATAGGACGAAGCCCTGACTATAGGGACATGCTACTGATGAGAGAGTATTTTGACCTGAAACCAAAAAAGACATTTAAACCAATATTCAGATGACATTACTACAATATCTACTCATGCCAGCCGAAAGGCAAAGGGAAATCACTCTTATCTTAGAGGTGATGAAGCCTTTGCCTTTCTTTTATCGTGGCTTATGGTGGTGGAAGAAAAGGCATGGAGTGGAACGATTGACAGACCTCACATGGGGTGAGGTGCGAGCGGTGATTGACCTGTTGTTAGGCAGTGGGGAGCTTCCTCAAGTGATAGAGGCTTTCAGATTGGTGTATAAGATAAAGCACCCAGCGAGAATGAATGTGTATCGCTTTTATGCTTGCATCAAGCACCTAACGAATGAAGTACAGCGAGTGATTGAGCAGGAGCAGCGAGCACTACAAGGAGAGCCAAGCCCTTACGAAGCTCAATTACAGCAGGCTGGGGTGGAGCAATTGCAGCCTTTCAGAGATTTGGCAATCATAGACACATTGGCACAAGGGGATATATTGAGGTATGAGCAGGTAGAGGCATTGCCTTATGATGTGGTATTTTACACCCTCTATTACAGAACAGTAAGGCAGAATATAGACAACAGATTTCAACAAATAATGACAAAGAAATGATACGATTGATAATTGACAACAAAGAGGCTGATTTGCTTAATAACGATTTCACTTGGAATATGCAGTGTGCTGATTTCTTCTCTTTTGACACACGGCAATTCTCCTGCTCTGATGTGATGTATTTACCTATGAGTAGTGCCAATAATGAAATATTTGAATTGGCGGGTATGGTAGGGAGTGTAAGTGATAGACCACAAAGGGCATTTGACGTGGAACTACTCATTGACGGCATTCCGATAGTAAGAAATGCTAAGGGCTACCTTATGGGAGTGCAGAACGATACTTATAAATTTGCCTTTCATGAAAGCACGAAGGATATATACCACTGGTTGAACCTCTATAAGTTGTCTGATGTTATTGGGGATAAGCTGAACCACAATAAGACAAAGGAGGTAATAGAAAGGACTTTTAGAAATTATGAAAAGTATATACTTGCAAGTAATGAACCTTTTGATGATGGCTTTTTATATCCTGTAGCGGAGTATGGAGGAGACACATTACATAGAGGGTTTATGGATATATTAGGCTTAAAGTCTTACAACTTCTATTACGCCCCTCCTGCTATACATGTGCCTTGGATATTTAAGGAGGTACAGCGGATGTCAGGGCATACGTTTGAAGGGAGTTTTTTTAACACTGGCACTTTTAAAACATTATTTATTACCACGTCCCAAGTGATTAATGAGAACGACCCCGAAGGTGCATTAGTAAGTCTTACACAAGCAGGTAAAACAAAAGAAACTACATTAGTAAAAGAAATATCAGATAGGCAGGGAGAATTGTATTTGACAATGAACTCATATAGCAGCCCAACGTATTTTATAAAAAAGCAAGATAAGGACTATATCTATCAGATACCAGCTGATAAGTTAGGTACATGGGATTTAGTGCTGTCAGGCAGGACGCAAGGGACAGCAGATAGAAGTATTATGTCTTATGTGGAAATATACAAGAATGACGACACTACTCCTATTTGTTCCACACGAGGAGGAGTTGGAGGGTATGTAACACAGCATAACCATTCAGGTAGTGGTTGGAACTTTGCTATAAGAATACCTGATTATTTTGCTCCTAATGATAAGATATATATAAGGTTGTTAGCTGAAGCGAAAAACGTTAAAGACAGAGAATTAGCCACACATGATCTGAGTTTCAAAATAGAGCAGACCTCAAGGCAGTTTCTTAATCACTTAGTATCTGAACTCTCAATGTTAGACTTTTTCAAGGAATTACTAATAATGTTTGGGCTTACACCCATGAAATTAAACATTGATGATGAAGTACAGCACTTTTACACACTTGATGAAAGGCTGAATGATGCCCCAATAATTGACTGGTCGGATAATTTCGTAAGGGTTACCAATCTGGAGTTTCACGCTCCGACAGCCTCCTATGCAAGACGCAATCACTTTAAGTATAAAAAGTATGATGAGCAGGTACTCAATCAAGTGAAAGCGGACGGGGTGCTTGTGGTAGATGATGAGTTACTAACATTCAAGAAAGAAAGGGAGGGTAAATTCTTTGCGGGGGTGGATGATGATAAGACATTAAACACTATCCTAAAAAGCACATTAAACACTGGTCACATTAACATTCCCTTGAATGATTTCTACTTTTGGGAAAAGGAACTGAAAGAGAAAGAAGAAGGAGGGCAAAAAACAATAGAGACCATCTATAAGGCAAAGGACGGCCGCTTTCATATATTTAATGTAGAGAACTACGATAATAGCATTGATTGGGAATTTCCTCCAGCTAAAGGAGTGGTAAAAGGAGGGGGTATAAATTCAGAAGAATTTACTTTCCCAGTAAGTAGGGCGGACTTTTGGGATTTACGATGGAACAACCTTATTAGGAACTATTACGGAGACTTTAATGACATTCTCAATCACATGCGAGTATATACGTGTGAGATAAACCTTAACGCCTTGGATATATACGAATTTAACTTTTTCAAGCGTATCTATATAGCCCAGTTGGGAGGGCTATTTTTGCCCAACAAAATCACTTTTAAGACAAACACCCTTGCGGTGGTGGAATTGATTAAGATAGAACCAATAAAGTAAGTGTATGGCAACAACAATCGCACAATTAGACATAGATATAGATGAGGTTACTAAGAAAGCGGGAGAGACTCGCAAGCGACTCATGGAGATAGCTGAGGAGATGAAGAACCTCAAGAAGAATTTTGCAGAGGGAAATATTTCAGTGGAGGAATATACGCAACAACTATCACAGCTCACAGCTGTACAAAAGGAAACTCAAAAGGACTTGCGTACTTATGAGAGTATTATGCAGGCAAATGTAGCGGCAAATGACAAAGCAATGCAGGCAAATAATATACTTACGGGGTCTATTCGTGAGTTGTCTGCGGCCCTTTCTCAAAACAAAAAGATATACTCGGAATTGTCAGCAGAGCAAAGAGAAAGTGCAGAGGGCAAAGCCTTGTTAGCTACTATACAAGAGCAGGATAAAGCGTATAAAGAGCTACAGAAGAGCATAGGGAATACACAAGTAGATGTGGGTAATTACAAGCAGGCTATATTAGACGCTTTGGGTGATAATAATTCTTTTGGTGTGTCTATTAATGGGATTATAGGGGAGTTGCAAGCAATGAAAGATAAGATGTCAGGGCTTGCTACTATCATCATGAATTACATTAATTACAACAAGGCATCAGCAACAGCCATGAATGCCACAGCAGCAGCAACAACAAAAAGCTCTTTAGCAATGAAGATATTCAGGGGGGCGCTTATTAGCACGGGGATAGGTGCTATTATTGTGCTACTTGGTAGCTTAGTGGCGTATCTCACGAGTACTCAGGAAGGGATAGATAAGGTTGCAAGGGTAACGACTCCCCTTAAGATTGTATTCCAAACCTTGTGGGGTGTAGTTCAGAATATGGGAAAGGCATTGGTAGAGGCTTTTACCAGCCCTCAAAAAGCTATTAAAGGACTAATGGGATTGCTTGAAACTCTATGGAATCAAGTTTCAAATAGGGTAACAGGTGTATGGGATATTATAAAAGGAGTAGGTGATATAGTTACGGGAGATATTGAAAAAGGATTGAAAAAGGTAGGAAATGCAACATTGCAAGTGATTACAGGGGTAGATAATGTAGCAGAGAAAGTAGAAAATTCTGTAAACTCAATGAAAGATACCATCAATGAAGCACTGGAGCGAGGAGCAAGGATAGAGGAAATAAATCAAAAACTATCAGCTTCAGAAGCTGATTTTATCGAGCAAACAGCCATACTCAAGCAGCAGTTCAAGGAGCAGAATAGAATTGCAGAGGACACCACGAAGACATTCCAAGAGCGAGAGGAAGCGGCAAGGAAGAGTATAGAGATACAGAGGAGTATTAACAAGTTAGCCAAGGATAGGAACAACCTTGAACAGGAACTCCTTAATCTAAAATTTGCAAGCAATGACACAAGCGATGCAGACAGGGCGGAGTTAGCCAAGAAGAAGGCGGAGTTAGCAGAGCAGACAGCAGCCATGTTAAAGGCAGAGACGACACAAAATAACAAGGTGAATACGATACATAAGGAAATGCTTGATGAGCAGAAGAAGCAGAGAGAGGAGGCAAATAAGCGATATATGGAGATGCTCAAGGAGCGATTAGCAGCAGAGAAGCAGGCAATTGATGTGTATGTAGAGAGTAATTCCGCCGTGGCTAAATCCTTAGAAGAGCGCTTACAGATAGAGGAGAAAGGTATGAATGACAGATTGGCTGTACTTGAGGAGGAACGAAAGAAAGGACTTGTAAGCCGTAGGGAGTACGAGGAGCAGAAGAGGAAGTTGGAGCAGGATTTTGCAAAGACAAAGGTTGATTTATCCGTTAATGCTGTACAGCAGGAGTTGGCTATGTATGAGCAATTGAACCAATCTAAGATAAGCAATGAAGGGAGGCTAACAATAGAGATAGTAACACAAGAGCAACAGCGGCAAGCGGCTATCTATCAGATGAAGGTGGAGGCATTGGAGAAGGAGAAGCAACTCAAGGAGGAAGCGAACCAATGGAATTATGCACAGCAGCAGGCGCATGAGATGGCCCTGTTACAACTCAAGCAGGAGTATGATAACCAAAGTATGGAATTGAGCAAGCAACTCAAGGCACAACAACGAGAGGATGAGAAGACACAGAGAGAGTTAGACTTTCAGGATAAGCTCCTCACAATGCAAGAAGAGGGAGCGCACCAATGGGATATAGAGGCAGAGCAGATGAGTCAGCGACACACTCAGGAGATGCAAGGCATTGAGCAGCTCCTCGCTGATAAGAAGATAACAGAAGACCAATACCAAATAATGAGGGTGCAAACTGAGCGTAAACATGACCTTGAGATATTAGAGCACCGCAAGAAGGTAGAGGAAGGAAAGATGCAATTAGCAAGTACTACCTTTGGACAAGCAAAGCAACTTTTCGGAGAGCATACAGCAGTAGGAAAGGCAGCAGCTATAGCAGAGGCTACGATTAACACGTACTTAGGTATTACCAAGGCTCTATCAGCATACCCTCCTCCTTATAATGCAATTATGGCAGGTATAACAGGAGCGATGGGATTTATGAATGTCAATAAGATAATGACGACAACGGTTAAATATGCAGAGGGAGGCCCTGTTAGTGGTAGAAGTCATGCAGAGGGTGGGGTGCCTTTCTCTGTGGCAGGCGTTGGCGGCTATGAAATGGAGGGAGGAGAATATGTAGTCAATAAAAGAGCAACAGCACGATACTTCCCAATTCTTGAGCTTATCAATAATTCCACAAGGCACGGAGGGCGTAACCCTTTCTATTTTGCCCAGGGGGATATAGTAAGGCAGGCAAAGGTTAGCACTCATATAGACCTTACAGAGCTGACAGAGGCAGTAAGAGCAGGAGCACTACAAGGCACACAGCAGGGAGCATTGGAAGGAACTCAGGAAGGTGCGTATCAAGGAGCACGAGAGGGAGCAGCACAAGGAGCGTATGAGGGAGCAACAGACGGCACCAGTGAAGGCATGGTTAGAAGTGGAGTAATTGCAGGAAATAATATTAACTTCTTACCAATTCAACAAATATGATAAAGTTAAAAGCTATACTCAAGGGTTGGGATAACTACCTATTTCCTGACCCTGAAACAGAAGCAAAGGCAAAGGAGAGGGCAAAAATATGTGCGCAATGCCCGCACGCTGTTAAGGGTACTTACCAACAATTCATGCCTGATTATACCTTGAAAGAGGTAGAGGGTATGAAGTGTGATATATGTGGGTGTCCTCTCTCCACACTGTTAAGACAAGATGATAAGAAATGTGAATTAAACAAATGGGAATGAGAATTTACGACAAATACAAGGAGATAGAGCAGACAGCGAGGGAGCTGTATAAAAAAGGGTGTAGTGGTGTGTCCTATACACTCTTCAGAGATATAGAGCTGTTTGAGCGATACGAGGAAATGAATGCCCCAAAGATGGAACGTTACTTTATCCTTTCAGAGGACTTTCATATAGATGTTAGCCTGGTACGTGCTATAGTGGCTTGCATGTCTAAAAAAATTTAGTGCTAAACTTACCACTAAATTTAACACTAAATTTTAAATGTATTGATTATTAGTTAGTTGTGTAGTTTCTTCTTTTTAAGGAACAAATAGGTCTAACATAGTAGATGATTATAAAATACACTTATTTATAATTATAATTAGGGTTTAGAGAGAGTTTTCTTATCTTTTGAATTAGTTTTGTTGAAAAAATAATAACACAACTTACCCTTATACTTACCCTTTTTTTGTATCTTTGCCGTCAAAAGAATGAGTTATGTACTTCTACTTAAAAGAACCAAGTGGGGACAAAGATACAATTATTATCATTCAATATTATGTGAAGGATGAAAAAAAGTTGTTCAAATACTCTACTGGGGAAACTATTAATCCAAATGATTGGGACTTCTCTGCTCGTATGCCTAAATCACGAAAAGGCTCGGAAGGGGTGCGATTGAGAAAGATTACCACTTATATAATGCAGTATCACGATTTCCTTATAACTCTCATTGATAACTACAAACTCAATGGAGAGAAGGTAAGCCGTGAAAGGTTGAAATTAGACTTTGACAAGCACTTCAAACCAGAGAAAATACCACAAGAATTTGAATACCTAACAGATTTTGTAGATGATTTTCTATCAAATATTAAAGGGACGATTAACAAGAATACAGGGAGGGAGTATAGTAAAGCAAGGATAACATCTTATATTGACACTAATAGAGTACTAAAAGAGTTTGAAAAAAAAACAAAGAGGATAGGTATAAGTGAGTATGACAAGGAAATGAATGATGATTTTATAAATTTCTGCGTTCATGATAGAGAGAGTGGTCTTAATTCTATTGGTACGTATGTGCATATTATTAAGATATTTCTTAAAAAAGCAAAGGAGAAGGGGTATGAGGTGTGTAATGAATTGTCTGAATTTGCAACAACAAAGATGAATAGCTTATCAGTTGCTTTGTCAGAAGATGAGATTGAAAGATTATTTAACTTTGATTTTTCAAAGGATAAACAGCTTGAGAATGTGAGAGATTTGATGATATTAGGACTTTGGACAGGGTTAAGGGTTTCTGACTTCATGAGTTTGTCAGTGATTGACCCTGGTAGTAAATTTATAGAGGTAGAACCAAAGAAGACTCGTAACTCATCAGGTATGAAGGTAGTTATTCCATTACATCATCATATTAAGGAGATGATAAGATTAAGAGGTATGCCAACAGCTATGGAAGTACATTTTTTTAACAAACTCATAAAAAAAGTATGTAAGGAGGTAGGTTTTACTGATAAAATGGAAGGGGACTTGATGAACCCAAAAACAAAGCGCAAGGAACGGGGGGTGTATGAGAAGTGGCAGTTGATTAGCTCTCACACATGCAGGAGGAGCTTTGCGACGAACTTATATCTGATGAACTTTCCAACGCTTTCAATAATGAAGATCACAGGACACACTACAGAGGCGAGCTTCCTGAAGTATATAAAGGTAACACCGAAAGAGCATGCAGAGAAGTTATTAGCACACTGGGAGGCGTATTATAAGGATAAAAGGTAACAGATAATAAGTAAAGGAGGTTTTTAGACCTCCTTTTTTTGTTGCTCTTTGCTTTCATATTTCTCCTTGATTTGCAGAGTGTCGTATTCCTTGCGGATGAGGTGCTCTATTAGGTTCGCTTGGGACATTCCTTTTTTCTCAGATAATGCCTTGAGAATAGCCATGAACTCCTCAGATGCTCTCAACTGAAAGACTTTTGTTTTTATACGTGCCATATTATTTTTTTGCAAAGATACGTATATAAATTTATATATATATATGATTGTAATTACATTTAACATTGCAACACATGAAATTTATATATTTCTTAACTAATTGTAATTATAAAAAGTATTACCTTTGCAATGTCAAAAGATAAGTAATAACATTAAAACAAATAAAAAAAATGAACGTAGTACAAACATGGACAAAGGCTTTGAAAGCAAAAGCCCGCAAGGAGTTGTTAGAGATCTACAACTGCTATGAACCTAAAAAAGTGAAGTTTATCAAAAATGTAATCTTTCTTCCTAATGGACGAGCACGAAAGATAGGTTACCAGCACGATTACTCTTATTGGGCATGGTAACACCTCAAAGCCCTGAGCAAGGCGCAAAAAGGCTCTATTTTTCAAGTATTAACATTAAATACCTATATCAAAATGAAAAAACAAAGAGAATATATGTGTGAAAATCTGTTGTTTGATTACTTAGATGATTATTATAAAAAATTCTATGAGATTGAAAATTGTGAAATAAGTGGAGCTGAGTTATATTCCTCAACTGATGACAGATTGGAGTATAATGTAAAATGAGAACGAGAAGATGGGAGTATGGCAGATTATGAAGAAAAAGAATATAATTTCCATTGGTTACAAGTAGTAGATTTTGTTTATGAAAAGTTTAAATCTGAAATACAAACACTAAAAGACGAAATACAAGCACTTAAAGAACAAATTAATAATTAAATCAATCAACCTATGATACCAACTATAACACCTCAATTAAACCTAACAAATAACATTGCTAATAAGTACTATATCAGTACCATGTATGATAGTGATGACAAATGCTATAAGACCGATGTAACAGATATAACAAGCGCTGATACTCTATTAGAGCAAACCACTACCAGTTATCGCATGGCAAAAGGTAACCATCAGAGAGCTGTAGAAACCTATGTAAATAAAGCAAACCAAATAGGGGCGCAAATCGTCTATCAGTACTCTTATGGCTGTTATGCTGTACGTACTACTTTGTCCCTCAAGGGGCGCGGCATAACCAAATCAGAGCAAACAGAGGGGCTGTATTATGTGACTGAAAAAGCCCTTGAAAAGCTAAAAACACAATATAAATGCGCTCCTAATATAGATCCCTATAAATAGTTAATTTCTTTAAGAGAAAGTTTAACACTGTTAGGTGTAAAAATTTCCTTGAAAAAGTTTGCTATTTACAAACTTTTGTAGTACCTTTGCACTATCTAATAACAACTGCTACAGCAGTATAAAATGTATATTATGTTAGAAATGTTCTTAAAAATCGCAGATGAAAATCCCAATGGATTTACTGCAACGTTGCAAGGGGAACTCGTAACAGAAGGCGGGTTCGTGGTAGCAGAAAAAGAAACTCAGGACAGCTTCGGAGTTGAGGGGCTAAAAAGAGTGCTTGAGTATGCAATCTCTCATAATACCTTAGTGGGAGGTTGGAAAGAGAATGAAAGTTACTACTTTGATGCTTCAAGGCTCTACAAGAGTAGAGATGAAGCTGTTAAGAAAGGGCTTGAAAACAACCAGATAGCTATCTATGATTTAGATAAAAAAGAGGTTGTTTATTTGTAGAACACAAGGAGGGGGAACCCCCCCCTCTTTAAAAATATTGACATGGAAAATATAGTAAAAAATATTCATTTGCTCGGATTAGAGGATGGGCAAAGGGAGCGATTAGAGGCGGGTGCAACCTTGTATAAGCGCTTTGATAATCTCACATTCAAGGTAAAGCAGTATAAGGATGGGATTCTTATTGTAGAGGCGAGGCAGGGGAAGAATTACAAGAGAGATTACTTTTCAGAGAGGGAAATAGTAGAGAGGGCTAAGAAGCTATTTAGAGAGTTTTCAGAGGATTTTTGCCCAGATAGGATACATGTAGGGATTATTCCTTTCAAGGAGGTGGATAGTGATGTAATTACGGTGGATTATCTCAAGGAGGAGTTATATAGGTTGCATATACGAATTAAAGATATTAATAATGACACGGGATTAGAGATGTCTAATCTATCAGCGTGGATAAATGGGACACGCCCAATGAGTAATATTGTCAAGAATATGTTCTATTACTATATAAGATATAAGGAGTTGATAGAACAAAAAGAGAATGAACAAAAGAACGATTAAAAAATAAAAATCATGAAAAAGTTTAGCATTAAAAACGACGTTATCAATAAGGAGTGGGTTGGTAAAAACTTAGATAAGAGGGATTATGAGATAAAAGGTGATGAAATAGTTATCACTTACTTCAATGAGGGGCAAAAGAATGACATTCTGAAGGCTATACCTGAGAAAACCTATGATGTAGTCTTTAATGAAGATAGTAATAGTAACAATAAAGGATTTGAAAACACATTGGACTATTGCAAAAACTATATATTAGCATTCAATGGGAGTAATCACAGCTACTTTGCTGACTATAAGGGAGGCATTGTGCAGGTAGTGTGTAATGAGACGGGTGATGTGATGTATGAAGAGGAAGTAAGATAGGAAAGTATAACAACAACAAAAAAAACAGAAAAGCGTACCATGGTAAGTGGTACGCTTTTTCTTTTCAATTAATAAACCGCAACCTTCCTAAAATTACATCTTTAGGTTAATAACAGTGCAAAGGTAACAAATATCCTTATATAATAGTGCTAATTATTGTTAGCACTATTATAGTCAGGCATTATGTAACTTTGTATCATGGAATTGAAGTTTAGCACATACAATGAAAAGGGTGATGTTAGCCGTGTAGATAGTGAGAAAGGCATTATCTATGGGGTAGCATTGGCTAATATGGGGTTGAACAAGAATGGTTACTACTTCTCGGAGCGGTTCCTTGGTGAGTTGAAAGACTTTGGCAACAAGAAAGGAGAGATAAAGGCTCGGTTTGAGCACCCCTCTTTTACAGGCGGTTCGTTTGGCTCTTTCATTGGAAAGTATAAAAATTTTAATGTAATAGAGGGGCGGTTGATTGGTGATCTGTACATTGCTGAGATAGCAAGAAAGACAGAGGTAACAGGGAGAGGTATTAGCTTATTTGACTATGTTATTGGAATGGCTCAGGAGTGTCCTGAAATGTTTGGAAACTCCATATATGTGGAAGCTGATATTGTAGATGAAATCTACAAGGAGGGAGATAAAGAGCTTGTAGGTATGGGTTTGAGGCTCATAGATTGGGTAGCCTCCGACTTGGTAGATGACCCAGCGGCCACGAATGGGCTTTTTTTCAATAGACAACCTAATAATAATAAAAACAAATTGCATATGAATAAAATTGTTAAGGAGCTTTTGGCTTTTATGACGGATTTCAAAAAGAAAGTCAGTGAAGCGAAAGTATTTGATGTGGATTTGACCTTAGCTAATGGTGATATTATCACTGTGGTTACAGAGGGAGAAAGCCCAGCGGTGGGTGATGAAGTGAAGAAGAAGACCTCGGAGGGTCAGAGTGACGAGAGTGCCTTGGCTGATGGGGAGTATCTTTTGAAAGATGAAAGCACCCTTGTAGTTGAAGGCGGACGGATTAAGGAAATCCGAGAAAAGCAGGAGGAGACAGAGAAGATAGATGAGGAGTTTGCTAAGACTGTAACAGACTGCTTGAAGGCAGTAATGGACAAGGTAGAGGGTATCTCTAAGGAGTTTGAGCGAATGAAGAAGACAGGGAGTAGCTTCTCTTCAGAAGACCCAAGGGGTAAAAGTCAGGAGCCTGCCAATGGCGGCAAGAGACGCTCATTTGAAGAGTTGAAAGAATTATTTAACAAATTGAAGTAAGAAAGGAGGAAAGAATATGGCAACAGCAATAAAAGACTTTATTAAGGAGCCAGCGAGGGTCAAAGAGTACATCAGGGACATTAAGGACTTGTTGGAGGATCGCTCATTGGGATTAGCTGACATTAAAGAGGCTATGACAGTAGTAGAGAATGTAACAAAGGAGACTGAGTTCGGCTACTACGGACATACAGAAGGGGTTACTCGCAAGGATACGGGCTGTGGTATGGCAGCGGTGCCTTTTAGCATTCCTGTACGTACTGGGTGGTGGGATCCTAAGGCATTGAGGGTTACCATTAAGCAGTGTTATGCAGACTTTGAAAAGTCTATCCTACAATGGTGCAATGTGAAGGGGATTGATAAGATCCATATAGATGGCGACCAGTTCGTTATATTTTTGGCCAGTCAGCTTGAAAAAACCATTAATGCGGATTTTAACAAGTTTGCATTTTTTGGAGACACTCAAGCGAGTAATGTGGGTTCAGGCTCAGGGAATGAGGAATTGACCGTAGGGGTGGCAAAGGAGAACTATAATGTATTGAATGGGCTATTTGCTTCCTTTCAATCATTCATTACCTCTGACCCAAGTAAGAGGGTAATCATCAATGAGAATACACAAGCCACTTTTGCAGCTCAGAAGGCGTTGGCTCGTGATACAGCCTTTAAGGCATGTACGGAGCTATTGGATAAGGCAGACGGTTTGACCTTTGCCACTGGTTCAGAGCCTATCTTCCTAATGACACACTCTATGGCGGTGAACTTGTCTCGTTATCTTAGAAGTGAGTACAAGAATGAGGAGACACTCACTAAGATGGAGAGTGGCTATGAGACGATGACCTTTGAGGGCTTTAAGGTGGTTACACACCGCTGGTTTGACCACATCATACAGAGGGACTTCTCCAATGGTACGAAGTGGCACAATCCTCATCGTATTATTCTGCTTGACAAGTCAGAATGTCAGTTAGGGGTGGATAGTTTGGGTTCGTTGAGTAACCTTGATATAGAGTACATCGGAGGAGATGATGAGCATGTATATATCAAGGCGGCTTACAGAATGGACTTTCAGAGGGTAATGCCAACCACAGGCGCAATGGCAGTTTAGTAGTGACTAATGACAAGTATATAGGTGGGCAACTCACCTATATACTTGACAAATTAACAAATTAATAAATTAAAGAAAATGGCACAATGTATTAATAAGATAGCTAAGGACTTCGGATTTGATTGTGATGACACGATTAAGGGAGTGGAATTGAGCCTTTTGCTCATGAATAGAGATGATATAGACTTGGGAGCTACTCAGGTGGAGGGTAACCGCATTAAATCATTGGTACTGAAGACAGGAAAGACGGCCTACAAGGTGGAATATGCCAAGGAGAGCCATATATCGGTGAGTACTAAGCCTGAAATCTCTGATGATGACTTCAACGGGCACAAGCATGCTTTGGTTCTTAATCTGTATGGGAAGAGTCAGGAGGATTACGATCAGATAGATAAGATAGTAGCAGGTGCATCGGTAGTGGCTGTAGTGCAGAATAAAACCAAATCGCTGGAAAATACCTTTGATGTGTATGGTTTCTATATTGGTTTGGAGGCTACAGAGGGTGAAGGACGTACGAATGGCGGTGTGTATAAGCTCACATTGGGAACTCCAAACAATCAGAAAGAGCCGAAGACAGCACTTAGATGGTTGGATACTGACTACGCTACTACTAAGGGCAAGTTTGATAACAAATTGGCTTAGATAGTGACTAATGATGAATGACGAATGACTAATAGATGATGACAGATGACTGACTTTACAGAAGAAAAATTGAATAACTTGTTGAAAGGAGGTTATGCAAAGGCGGTGGGAGAGGATAAAGAGACTTTCATCGCCTTTTATGCTTATCTTTTCAATGATAATGCCCCTTGTGCAAGTTGTCCGCAGAAGCTGGCAGGCTACTGGGATAAGTTGGCACGAGAGGGGGGACATAGACTAAGAGAATTACAATTAAAAATAGCAGAAATGGCAAAGAAAAAAACAAAAAACACAGACAGCACCCTGCAAGAGGGAGCGTTCAGATTGAGAAGGGATATACACTCCCTTGCTATGGACTTTGGTAGTAGTGAGTTCTTCAATAATGATACATTGACTAATGATGTAGCCTTGAGGTACTTATCTATTAACCCTAATAGGATTGCGAACTTTGAGAAATATCCGAAGGGTTGGGAGCAATTAGTACAGGAGTATGCTAATGCAGAACAAGGCGGAGAAACAGAGCAAGAGGAAACAGAACAAGGCGGAGAAACAGAGGAAGTAACTCAATAATTAGAGAGCAATGGCAAAGGTTACAGCAGTGGAGCTACACAGAGAGAGTAGGAGAACGGAGAGCAATAAGTATAAGGGCTATCCGTTCTTGGCCAATGGGGAGAAGAATGACTACCCAACAATGATTGAATTGTTGGTAGGCGGTTCTGCTACAGCGAAGGCTTGTGCTGGTGTGATAGCGGACTTTATCTATGGGAGAGGGTTTGCCTTAGAGGCTATGGCTCGTGCCGATGCTAAGCAGCGGAGGGAGCGGTTCAAGAAGGATACGCTGTACATCAATGACAGAATGGAGACTCCGAATGACTTATTGAAGAAGGTAACCAGGAGTATATCTTACCACAAGGGGGCATTCTTGCATGTGAATTATAATCAGTTGTATCAAAAGACAAGCGTACAGGTGCTCCCTTATGGCTATTGCCGATTAGGGGCAAAGGATAGTAAGAACTACCGAGGGAAGGTTCTCATATATAACAATTGGGATAGCTTGCAGGATAGAAAAGAGATAGACAAGCAGGTAACGGCAATAGATGTGTATGATCCACGTCCTGAGGTGATACAGGCACAGGTAGAGCGGGTAGGAGGCTGGGAGAACTACAAGGGGCAGGTGTATTTCTTGAACCTTGATAGGAATGATAGCTATCCGTTGGCTTGGGCTGATGTGGTACTATTGGATTGTGAGAGTGAGATGCTCTCGTCTAAATACACGAGGAACGGATTTAAAAAAGGGTTCTTTGGTACGTATGCCTTTGTCACCTCTCCTATGGGGAGTGAAGAGGAGCGGGAGGAGTTCAGGGATAACTTGAGGCGCTCGATTGGGGTGGAAGCGGAGCAGAGTGTGTTCCACTTTGAATTGGAGGTCAGAGGAGATAAGCTGGAGGAGCAGGTATTGGTCAAACCTATAGAGAGTAATGTAAAGGCTGATTTGTTTGAGTATGCCGATAAGAAGACCGCTAATAATATTCGTAAGACGTACGGCAATATTCCCCCAGTGCTGATTGATTATGTGGAGGGCAAGTTAGGTAACACATCAGGAGAGAGTCTGAAGGAAGCACGTATATTTATGCAGGAGCAGATGCAGGAGGAGCGGCAGGACGTACAAGAACTATTTGAGGAGCTGTTTGACAACTTTGTGAGACCTATCTCTAACAATGGGCTGTTTGATATAATGACCAATTACTAAAGACAAATGAGAATACTAATAGATAAGGCAAGTGTAAGCAAGTACTTGAGTGTTTCTGCATTCAGGAAGGTAGAGGACTTTGATAGGTATGCAAGGGAAGCACAGGCGTTTGACCTGAAGCCTTTGGTATGCGAGGACTTCTATCAGGACTTGGTGAGTGACACTCCGCAGCGTGATTATACTTTACTTTTGGAAGGAGGTAGTTATGATTATGAGGGGAGGAAGTATGAGTTTGCGGGCTTAAAGGCAGTACTGGCATACTTTGCCTATGCGAGGTATATCTTTACAGGGCATCAGATAGACACGCCATATGGGGTTAGAGGTAAGGTATATCAGGACGGTGAGGGTGTTAGTCAGTCAGAGAGGAGAGACTTGCGGGGGCTTTATGTGCAGAATGCTAATGATCTGTGGGAGGACTGCAAGCGATACATTGAGAGGCATAAGCGGCAATTCCCTGAGTGGGAACGATGTCAGCAGGGTCGGTGTGGAGAGCAGGAGCACAGGAGCAGGGTAAGGATAACACTTATATAATGACAAATGACAAACTACTAATGATTAATAGAGATGCAATGTATAAGGGGACTTAGTGAAGGGATTAGCTTTGATTGTGGGTATATCCCATTGAAAGGCATCTATAATCAGGTAGTGCTGATTAACTTCACAGACATAGATAGGGCAAAGATAACAAGGAGTGGGGTACTCTTACATAACTTTCAGCTCAAGGAGGAGAAAAGGGGCTATATGGTGGAGGGATATAGGCAGCACTTCACGGGGAAGGAGCGATACACACCTAACAGATATACACATGAATTGGATTTGCGGGTGTATGATTTCTCTAAGAAGCATATGGACTTATTGGAGGAGTTGCAAAAGGGTACATTTGTGGCGGTGGTACAGACAAATGAGCATTCCTTTAACAAGTCAGGGTTTGAGGTATTGGGTTACGACGCAGGGTTAAAACTCACCAGCCTTACAAGGGACTACAAGGATAATATGATAAAATTTACATTGAGTAGTGAGGTGAAGGAGGTTAGAGTTTGCTATTATATCAATGATTTGGATTGGGCTACCACAAAGAGAGCCTTTGACAGGGCCTTTGCAAGGGATAATACATTTAGAATATTTGACGATACATTTGACGATACATTTGAATAAACTATGACAGCGATAGACAATATAATCAATCAGATAGAGGGAGAGACACAGAATAGGGGTAATACAAAGACACGAATAGCAGCAGTGCTTAGGTTGCTCAGGGATAAGATAGTCAATCTGTTCTCCTCTAAATTGGATAAGGGGACTTATTCAGGCAATGCAGGGGACTTATATGGAGCTATAGGGAACAAGGTGAATAAGGTGCCTGGGAAGATGCTATCCACTAATGATTTCACTAATGAGCTACGTACCAAGTTAGAGGGATTGCGGAATGTGGATATATCAGGGTTATTGCCCAAGGGAGGTTATACAGGGACAGCTCAGAACCTAAAGGACTTGATAGATAATATCATGCGGATCTTGCAAAGTCCTGATACAGAGCTGGACGAACTGCGGGAGATAGTAGCCTATATCAAGCAGAACAAACGCACCTTGGACACCTTGGGTATATCCAATATAGCGGGCTTGCAGGACGCCCTTAATGGCAAGGCACCCATAGGCCATAACCATGATGATCGCTACTCACGATTGGGGCATACACACCCCGAATATGCCCTACGTACACATAGGCACCACTGGGATGATATAGATGGGAAGCCAGCATTTAATTATTTACCTTTAACAGGAGGCACTGTAAATGGTAGTATAACAGCTGATAGTATTAAGAAGAAAAACTCATCTGATAGTAAAGTACTCTTAGGTGGAGGCGGAGAGAAAGATATATCTGATTTTGATTTTTACAAAGGTATTATTAATTCAACAGATTTGAATGTTTTTGAATATAGAAATACTGGAAGTTATACTGTAATTAGCGGTGGAGGCGCTGGAATTTTGTTATCTTTCAAAGCTTGGGGTACTACATCATCATTAGAATTTTATAAGCCAGATTGGTATCCTGCAACAAGAATATGGGTAAGAAACTCTGTTGATGGAAATAGATTTAATGATGACAATGGGGATTTTAGGGAAATAGCATGGTTTGATGATGTTAAAAGAGTTGGTGGAAAAATAGGGTTTAATTGGAGTGCTACAAAAAATTGGCAAAATGGAGTTATATTTGTTGAAACAAGTTGCAATATAGAATTGAATCAATTGGAAGACATGAGTTCTATTTCTTTTCGTAAAGTATTTGCAGGAGGTAATGTGACTTTCACTTGTACTGGTAAGACTATTATATATACCACGGATAACACATTTAATGGAGGAGATGGAAGTACGGCTGTGGCAAGTGTATATGGAAATAAATGTTATATTGACATAAGAAATATATGATGAAAGTAATTAACAAACTCAAAGGGAGTGATAAGCTCCTGCATAGTAAGTATGGGAATATGCTATTTGTAGGCATATTCTTGGTAGCAGTGTTATTCCTATCCGTGGGGAAGTCCTTACTTATAGCTGCTATGACATTAGGCATGATAGGGCTGTGCAAGGAGCTATATGACAAGTATTATAAAAAGACCTTCATAGATTGGTGGGATATAGTGGCGAGCTTTGTGCCTTATCCACTCGTTAAATACATAAACAGATGAATGCGATACAATATTTTGATTGGGGAGGGGACAATAATACGCTCTTAGATGAATTTACGATAAGGAACGTCTTTTTAAGTTATGATGCGTCAAACGGCGTAAATTTGTTTTTTCATAATGATGTTTATGGGAAAAATTTTTACACAAATAGTCCCAATATCAGTGTTAATTATAAAGAAACGAGTACTGATTGGTTTTTACAAAATTACACTAAAGGAAATAATAGGCCTGCTATTATGATAGAGTTCAAATATGCAAACACAGTTATTTTTTTTGAAAAGATCTCAACAAATGAGCTTTCATTTGTAAAAATGTCAGATACAATTTACTTAAGTTTTTCAGACAGGCAAAAACAGTTATTATTAAATGGTGACATTGTCACAGAGAATATTGTTTTAAGAAGCAGCAAAACTCACAAGACACAAAGGTTCAAAATAACAGCAATTAATAGATAAAACACATGACACCAAAAGAATTTATCACAAAACACTTACCCTATGCGCTTGAGACAGAGCGTAAGACGGGTATATCGGCGCTATTTATATTGGCTCAATCGGCCTTGGAGACAGGTTGGGGTCAGCATGCGCCAGGGAATATGATGTTTGGCGTGAAAGCTACGGTAAGTACGCCCCCTGAAAAGCGGCAGCTGGTGCAAACGACGGAGATCCTCTCCACGGATAAGGCTAAGTTTCCCGTTATTATCAAGATAGAAAAGCGCCCTGATGGCAAGTATAAATACACGGTTAAGGACTGGTTCCGCAAGTATGACAGCCCAGAGGAGAGTTTTACAGACCATGCTAACTTCTTTTTCAGGAATAAGCGCTACGCCAAAGCGTTGGAGGTTAAAGCAGACCCGTACAAGTTTGCTGAGGAAGTTGCCAAGGCGGGGTATGCTACGGAGCCGACGTACGCGGAGCGACTCAAGGGAGTGATTAGGACAATAGAGAGGGTAGTCCCCGAAGAGGAAACAAATGACAAGTGACTAATGACTAATGATAAATGACAAATACGATGAATAAATTATTTCAGCGATTGCTGAAAGTGAAAAACAAAATAGCTATATGGGCAACTCCTATAGTATTACTTTTTTACTTTGATGATAAGATACACTTCAGAGATAGGGTGTATTACTTCTTCATTGCTTTCTTTAAGAGTATTCCATTGTTGATGCTGTACTCATACTTTTCTATTTGGAGGGAGAAAAATGAGCTTTTCTTTGTGGGAATTAGCTTTATCCTCTTTCTTAATATGGTAGTAGGGGCTATATATCACGCAAAGGCAGGGACTTTTGATATAAAGCACTTCCTTACAGGTAATGCAACAATAATGCTTGTGATAACAGTGGTGTATATATCCCTTTCAGTTCTGAGTATTCCTATTAATGAGACAGAGACGGGAAAAATATTTCAGAGTGTGGTGCAGTTTATGACACTGATGTACCCAGTAAGTAAGATTGTAAAGAATGTATTTGTGCTTACAAGGGGTAAATATCCCCCTCAATTCATAATGAAAGCCCTATATAACTATGAAAGAGAGGGTAAATTGAAAGATTTCTTTGATGAAATAAGCAATGGAGCTAATGACTTAACAACAGATAACCATGAAAGAGAAACTACAACAGATAGCGAGCAGCAATAATTGGGCTTTTGATTACGGTCGTGATGACTTCAGCAACTTGGAACGGGTGGAGGATAAGGAATTTTATCTTTTCCTTGACCCATTGGAGGAGTTGGTGTCTTTTGATGATAGTCAGGAGGTGGGACGTACCTATAATGGGCGGTTGTTGCTGCTTATGGTGTCAGATTTTGATAGAGTGTATGACGATCAGGAGGGTAACAATGCCAGTGAAGGGAAGTATGAGCGATATATCAAGCGTTGTAAGGAGGAGGTAATGAAGATAGCTAAGTCCTTCTGCTGGGAGTATGATATATTGCAGTGGCGGATGTTAGAGGTGATTAACCTCTATGACACGAACTTTGACGGGGTGCTGGTAAATTTCCAATTTAAAAGTGGTAGGTGATGAATGTAAAAGATATTCTTGATGAGGAGTTAGGTAAGATAGTAATGGAGCTGGTGGCTAAGTATGACAGCTTAGGCATGCGTGCCAGTGGTCAATGGGCTGAGGGCCTGAAGGTGGTGATAGAGAGAGAAGGTAGCAAGCTGGTAGGTAGGATTGAGGGTGTGGATTACACCTACTATGTACAGCATGGGAGAGCAATGGGAAAGATGCCCCCAGTAAAAGCCATAGAGGAATGGATACAAGCAAAAGGCATACGGCCCTTGGAAAAGAAGATAAGTGTATCGTCATTGGCTTATGCCATTGCTCATAAGATAGGGCAGGAAGGCACAAGGAGATTTAAGTCGGGAGGCAAACCTGAGTTTATAGATGCGGTTATCACAGCGGAGCGGATACAGGACATCATAGACAAGGTAGGGGCATGGTACGCTGTGCAATTTAGTAGTGATATAATCAAGGTCATAGAGGAGATGGCCGCTTAATAAGTACAACTATGGAGATAACACACGAAGGCTTTACAATAACATACGATTATTATACGAGCATACATTACCCTCACACCATTTCCTTTAAAAAAAGAGGTACTACGGAGGATGCTGATATAATTACGATAAAAGTTGAAAATTATGACCCAGTGAAGTATGTCATTAAGGATAAGGTTACAGATATAGATCTGCGATTACTGCTGCAACGGGTGATGCTTAAGCACTATAATAGGAGCACCCATAGTGGTATGCCTTCATTAGGAGTTGTTCCCTCTATTGAGGCTGATATAGAGATTGAAATCTATTGTATGGTGAGGAATAGAGGAAGTAGGAGGAAAGAGAAAAAGAGATTAAGCAGCTTTCGCTTTGGATTATCTCTTATAGATAGTAGTGTTAAGCATTCTCTGATAGAACGAAATAAGAGATTAGCTCCGAAGGGGGCAGGAAAGCCTTACTTTGTGGGTTACCCTCAGATAGACACTTATACATCAGAGGTAGAAGGCAGGCATGGCAATGAGAAGACAGGGAGCACCTTCAATGTTATTCGCACCAAATCAAGTATTACAGAGGGGAATCAGACGTATTACCCAAGAGGAGAGGTAACCAGAGAGATAGATGAGTGTGGGGTATTCTTAAGGTGGAGGACAAGTTACGGATCGTGGGGTTATTGGTTGTTCTCAAGTGATTACGAACATGAGATAAAGACAAAGAGCAGGGGTAGCTGGGACTATCACAAACATGGGAATATTACTCGTAAGCACTTAGGACTTAGTGGGGAGCAGACTTGGAAGCTCAGCAGTCATATACCTGTGCAAGCTGATGAAATAGAGGAAGTAAAGGACTTATATACCTCCAATGAAGTATATCTGTACAGAGGTGATAAGGTAGAGCGTTTTTTTGAAAATGAATTTTTCACGAATTGGGAGCGAGTGGAGGTTGTTGGAGGTAATGTGAAGTTCAATGAGCCAAGAGAGACGTACGATATAAGTGTTACGATAGAGTTTATAAAAATGATTACAAGGCAAATGGTCAATAATTAGATTAATATAAAAAACATGAAAAAAATAGTATATTTTCTCCTATTATTGCTGTTATTGGGTTGTGGTAGTAGGAAAGTGAAGAAAGAAGATATAAAAACAAACAGCAAAGAGCGTATTTCAGTTAAAAAAGATAGTGTTTCAAGCGCTGAAAGGAGTGAAAAGACAATCCTCTTTGATGTATCCACTATTGAGAATATGGAATTTGTTCTTGAGAGTGATAAAGATAGTATGGGAAACACAAAAGAGCTATATTTTAATCGTATCAGAGACGGAACAAACGAGACTATCACAGTGCGAGGAGGCAAAGTAAGTATAAAGGCAAATAGTGCTGGTCAAAAGTCCCTCATACAAGAAGCAACTGTTATAAAAAACGATATAAAAACGAGCATGCAGCGTGATGAAAAGGCAGAGAAGGAGATGAAAGCAGTGAGAATGGATAAGCAAGTGACAAGGAAAGGTTATATTTGGATTGTTTTCATAATTATTTTTTTGCTCTTTATTGTAGTTTTTAGAAGAAAAGCCCCGTGATGGGGCTTTTTTTATGGGGAGAGATTCATTTACTACCAATCACTATCATCTTCAAGTAAAACTTCTTTGATTTTAGCTATAGTCATATTGTAATAAGACTCAATATCTTTTTTCAGATCCTCCTGTATTAGCTTATCATCTTTTTCATCATATATAGGGAACCCATTAGAACGTCTTCCTTTTATCATAACATGCCCTAAAGGGCCTTTGTTTTTAGAGTTGCGGATATCTTGGCTAACAATTTCAAATTTAGCCTTTCCATCTTTAAAAAACAGCTGCATGGTAATGGTGGCATCTGCGGCTACACTAATGAAAGTATTATTAATCATTCCGATAACGGGTACGTATGTTTCCCATTTGATATATTCATTTTTTAAATCCGATTTGATTACCTCTTGAGGGTTTTTGTAATTAATATTTATATATTTTATAGTACTATTATACAACTGATTAGCTGTTTTTCCTTCAGCAATTATAACAGCATAGTTTTTACCTGTTGTTTTTTCTTTAAGTCCGTTAGGTGTTATCTCAAATTCCTGAGCAAACACGGAATAAATGCTAAGGAATAGCGCAATGGATAATATTTTCTTCATGTGATATATAAATTTAAAATCTAATTTTTGAATTAACTATTTTCTCTACTGTAAAAAGCTGTATTACCTCGTCAAAATCAACGATTTGGTCAGGGTATAGAGGATTGAATGAATGACAGGTAAATTGCTGTTTTTTATGGTCTATTTTGGTTATTTGCTTAACTATATGACCACTGCAGGTGGTAAGCACAAAGAGCTTGCTACGGATAGGCAGGGTGTCTATAGGGTCTGTCCAAAGGCGGATAAGTATCTCATCATCATCAGATAGGGAGCGCTTAGAGCCATCGTCCATACTATCTCCATTGACACGTACTACGAGGTAATTCCCTTCGTTGTACTCACGAGGGATAAGTCGCTTGTGTGTCTCTGGGAGGCTTTCCACGAAGGCCTCCGAGAAGTCTCCTCCGAGCATACCTGCGGAGACAGCGAGGTCAGCGTATTCAACGATCATATAATTCTGCTCAGCTACTGGGGATACTTCCTCTGTGCCATTTTTTGATTTTATTATGCCTATTGTATGGTTTATATCCTTTCCATTGATAAGGGCATTATCGGATAGGAACATAGGCCCTTTGTTATCGGTAATCCATTCCTTGTTGATGTCTGGGAAGGTAGTAACTATTTCCTCAATGAGTTAGAGCTTTTTTAGCTTTTTGAGTATGTTTTTTTGTTGGGAGGGAGAGAGAGGTAATATATCTACGTCAACTCCTTTTTCTTTTAAAAAGAAACTTAATAATTTTATAGCACTTTGTGGCATTTTTCGTTGTCCTTGCTCCCAACTCTGTACAGCACGAACAGAAGAGCCTACAATTTCCGCCAATTTTTCCTGAGTAATATTATACTCCTTGCGTATATTTTTCAACTCTAAAACGTTCATAATCAATAAAATATAAATTTAACATTATATTTAACAAACAAAGTGATAGAAATATTTTTTTACTAACACAAAATATTATATCTTTGCAGTGTCAAAACAGAGATATAAAATACATTTGTTTTTTATGGGTGCAAATATAAGGATAAAAATTAAAACAGCAATGAAAAAAGTGAGTAAAGTTAAAAAGACGGCAAAAGACTATAGGAATAATATAACAGGTGGTCTATCGGAGAAAGCCTCAAATGCTATAAGAAAGACTAATCAGCTTAGTTTGCGATTGGCGTTGTTTTTTGATGTGAAGCAGGCGGCGGTGTTGGATTTAGCTAAAAGACGTAGTAATAAATTGCTAAATATAACACTTGTTCCTATCTACAAAGAATTTAATCTAAGTGAAGAAGATTTAACAGATACGTTATGACACGAGTAGAATATGCGATAAACACTTATAAGAACCTAACACTTGAAGAGGTGGAAGAGTTTCATACTACGGCTAAGTTGCTTCCTGATAATATAGACCAGTACGCAGAGGCTATAAGGAGGGTGCAAAGAGAGCGACCAAAAGACAGCTTAATGAGTATAAAGGAGGTTGCAGACTTCCTCAATATAGAGAAGCAGACAGTTACCCGTTTGGAGCGTGAGGGATGTTTCTACAGGGTAAATGACAAAGGACATCCTAAGTACTCCTTTAATGAGATAAAGGAATTTGCTCAGGGGTATGAGAAAAACAGAAGTAGAAAATAAAAAAAGCCCCACGAGGGGGCGATAAATATAACATTAAAACATGGCAAAATTACTACAAAAATTATTCTCTTGCAAGCGAAAAGCAAAAAAAGTGCAAGACCAACAACTACAAGTGATTGACGGCTATTTGTGCTACAACAAGCGCCGTTACAGTGAGCTCAACTACGAGCAGAAAGAGCAATATAACGATTGCTTTATCCCTCAATCCGATAAGTTGGCTTTTGAAAAACTCCTTAGAGAAACCCAATTAAAGTATGTGTTATGAGAACAATGACAAATACCGAGTTTGAGCGAGTACTCAACGAAGAACGCAAGCAATGTTATTATTACAGCGACTTGCTGGACTTACGAGAAGATAATCCCAGGTCGTTCAGTTGTGAGTTTATCACAGAAGACGATTACCCTGATGATTGGTACTGTGCAATATATTATGATGTAACCACCCGTTGCGAGGGCAATAATAATGCAAGCTGCCACAGTGTAGAGATACAGCATATATACATCAATTTCCAAGAGGTTAAGGCTACTGAAATGCAAGAAAGCGTATTAACAACGGTACTCACCAATCGAGCCAATAAAGAGTTTCAGTTTAGAGATACTGATATATATCCCGATTTAGCAACATCTTATACATGGTAATTATGAAAGTAGGTGATTTAGTAATGGTTAGTCCTTTTATCCCAAAAGACCCCGCAAATCAAAAAGGTAAGGTTGGCGAGGTAGTAGAGATAGTCAATAACAATGGCTTTGAGATAGTCAAGGTGAAGTTCAGCAATGAGTGCTACGGACTATATGACAGAGAAGTATTACAGAAAGTAAGAAACAAAAAGAAACAGCAATGAAAACAACCATAGAAAAAGGCAAATGCTATGAGATAGGCGATTGGCTCGTACAGATTGACAGAATAGACGAGCGCTATATATGGTGCTTTGGTGCTGATAGCGATAGGGTGATAGGTTTTTTAGCCCTTCCTGTTGATAGCAAGGTGAGTAGAGAAGTACCTATTAACGACTACATCAACTATATAGATGTAGCAAGGCAGAATATAGCGGCTGAGTTTCGTGAGAGACTAAGCCAATATGAAGAATAACAAATAAAATTATATCAAAAATGAATGAGAATTTAATCACAGTACAACAACTCCCCGTGATCGTATATGAGCGATTGGAAAGCGTGGGGCAAGAAATTGACAAGCGTATCGCAGCGCTTGACTTGGACAAGCAACTCGTAACAGAGGATACCAAGAAGGCTGTTAAGGACACCAGGGCAATGCTCAATAAAGAATTGAAAGACTTTGAAGAGCAACGCAAACGCATCAAAGAGCAAGTAGCAACGCCTTATATGGCTTTTGAAAAAGCGTACAACTCCTTTATCAAAGAAAAGTACGAGAAAGCCGATAGCATTCTAAAGGTGAAGATTGATGAGTTTGACAGAAAGCTAAAAGCAGACAAAGAAGCACGTATCAGGGCTTATTTTACAGAGTTATGCCAAGCGAATAATATTGACTTTCTCCCTTTTGAAAGGCTTTGCTTGAATATAAGATTGAATGATACTGACAAGAGCTTGAAGGACATTGTAAATACCTATATTGACAATGTAGTTAAGAGCCTTGCAATGATTGAAAGTCTTAATGATCCTGATGAGTATAAGGCGGAGATCCTTACAGACTACAAGCAATGCCTTGATATAACCACTGCTATACGCAACGCTCAATATCGCAAACAACAACGAGAAGCTGAATTACAACGCCTTGAAGCGCAGAAAGTAGCAGCTGAGCAAGCAAGGTTAGCCGCTGAAGCAAGGGCAAAAGAAGTGGCACCGCTACAAGCACCGCAAGAAGTGAAAAGTGAAGAACGAATAGTGAAAAATGAAGCGGTGCCAACTGATCAAGAAGTAACACCTGATTTGGTAGTAACCAATTTCACCGTACAAGGCACAATGGAGCAACTCAGAGCCTTAAAGGCATATATCCTTAGTAACAACATTAAAATCATAGAATAATGAGTACAACAGTAACCACCACAGAAAAGAAACTAACATTAGGAAACTTCCTCAATCAAGCTAACACAGCTGATTTCCTAACAAAGACATTAGGGTCAAGAAAATCAGAATTTGTATCTAACCTCTTAGCCCTTTCAGACAGCAATAAAGAGCTGTTACAATGCGATAATTCAGAACTAATGAAATGTGCATTGAATGCCACAGCTCTAAACCTGCCACTTAACAAGAATTTAGGGTATGCGTATGTTATCGCTTACAAAGATTGGAAGACCCAAGAAGTACATCCACAATTTCAAATGGGATATAAAGGGTTCATTCAGTTGGCTATCCGAAGCGGTCAATACAGAACCATTAACACCTGCGAGGTGCGAGAGGGTGAGATTAAGCGTAACAAGTTCACAGGACACACTGAATTTCTTGGAGAAAATCCTGAAGGTAAAGTCATAGGTTATTTAGCTTACATAGAGCTACAAAATGGCTTTCAACAATCACTATATATGAGCCTTGAGCAGGTGCAGGCACACGTAAGTAAGTACTCACAAAGTGGGATAGATAAAAATACTGGAGAGTTCAAAGGGGTGTGGAGAAACGAATTTGATGCCATGGCAAAGAAAACAGTCCTCAAGCTACTACTTAATCGCTACGGGGTGTTATCAGTAGAAATGCAGAATGCCATAGAGAAAGACCAAGCAGATAGCGAGGGGCGTTATATAGATAATCCGCAAGCAGGTAGGTATGTACAAGATGCTGTTGTCATTGAGCAAAGCGAGCCTACCGAAGTAGCAAGTCAAGAAGAGCCAGTAGCTCCTGCTCCTGCCCCTTCAGAAGGTCCTAAACAAGTTGATTTTAAAACCCTGTAAGTATGAGAACAAGTTATTTTACCCTTGGACAATCGCACGTATATCGCTTTAATGGACAAACCTTAGACCGTGATTGTGTGATTAAGATAACAGCCGAAAATCCAAGAGATGTAATGGTTGAGTACTTTGGCTTAGGGTGGGCTTTTGAATATGATGAACGCCCTGAAATGAGATACTTCCCACGTGGTGTATATAACCTAACTAACAACAAATGGGAATAGCAAAAGTCATTAGTTCAGGTAGCGAGGGTAACGCCGTGATATACAACAATGCAATAATGGTAGATTGCGGCGTTTCTCTCAAAGCCTTAGAAGCAGTCAAACGTTCTTTGAAAATAGTACTCCTAACTCACAAGCACGGAGACCATCTAAAAATACGCACCTTGCAGCGGTTACAAGCTGAAAGACCAACCTTGCGGGTGGCTTGCGGTGATTTTCTCTTAGAGGAGTTGCCTTGTATCAAGAATATAGATGTATTGCAAGTGGGTAAGATATACGATTATGGAGCGTTCAAGGTATCACCCGTAAAGCTGTATCACGATGTCCCTAATTTCGGTTGGCGGATATTCCTACCCAACGGACAAAAGATATTTCACGCTACCGATACAGTACATTTAGAGGGTATCACAGCCAAAGGGTATGACCTCTATGCTATTGAGCATAACTATTGCGAGGAGTATATACAGCAAGCGATTGAGGAAGCACGAGCCAACGGAGAATATACGCACGCTTACGGCAATATCAATACACACCTTAGCATACAGCAAGCAAGGGCGTTTATTGAGGCAAACAGAAAGGAAAGCAGTGAGGTTTTAGAGCTGCATAAAAGTAGAAGTTTTTATAAGTAAAATTTAAATAAAATGAGTAAGAAAATTAAAAATGGAGAACAACCTATAGTGGCTATGCCTTTGTTAATTACTAATAGTAGAGATGATGACGATAAATTCATTATGGCAAGCGAATATATTAGGGAAAGATACCCTTCGGATATTGCTAACTGCTTAGGAATAACCAAGCGTGAACAAATAGCAATAGAAGCAGCAAAAGCTATGTTAAGTAAAGGTAATGAAAGTATATACATAGTTGCAGGAAAAGCAGTGTTATTTGCTGATGCTTTATTAGAAAAACTTGAAAAACAACAAACAAAATAATGGAAATACAAGGACGCGTAAAACAGATATTCCCCTCTCAGATAATAGGACAAAACGGCTTTGAGAAAAGGGATTTGGTAATCACAACGGAGGAGCAATACCCGCAAACGATCATCATCCAATTTACCCAGCAGCGTTGTGACCTCTTAGACAGCTTGCAAGTGGGGCAAAATGTAAAGGTATATATCAATATCAGAGGGCGTGAATGGACAAACCCTCAAGGAGAGACCAAGTACTTTAACACAATAGAGGGTTGGAAAATTGAGGTGATACAGACTACTAATGTAGCTTATCAGCAGCCTGTACAGCAAGCACCACAGCAACCAGTTGCACAAGCAGCGCCTGCACCTCCTCCACAGAGAGCAACTCAGCAGGTACAACAACCGCAGCTGTTTGATAACCACGGAAGGGAGCCTAACCCTGCGATATATGGGGAGGACGGATTGCCTTTTTAGGTACTACCTAAAAAACACCTAATCTTACTTTGTATCATTAAAAAATAGTTTTTATGGAAACAATTCAATTTATACAGATTACTCCGGAGCAGCTGCAAGTGGCTATTATTGAAGGGGTACGAAAGGAGTTGAACGAACTCAAAAAAGAATTTCAACCAAAAGAACCAACTGTTTACCTTTCAAGGCATGAAGTCAAACAGATGTTAGGTATAAACCTAGCCACTCTAAACAATTGGACAAAGAAAGGCATACTAACAGCTTACGGAATTGGCGGGCGTATATATTATAAGAGACACGAGGTAGAGGAGGCTATTAAGAAGCAATAAACTATATCGTATATACTGACATATAACAAAAAGCAAGTATCAATAGGGATAGTAGCAGGTTCGAGTCCTGCCTTGCTTTCAAAATAAAGACAAAATGAAAAATTTAGATTTAAAAGAAGTAAAAGATAGATTTGAGTTATATAAGATAGCATTTAATAAAAAACCTTATATAAATAACCTTGCAAATGAATTAAGTGTAAAAACTACAACTCTTATGAAATTCATTGTAGATAATAGTAAGCATTTTATTCTTTATGAAAACGATAAAGGTACTTATATTTCTCAAATCTATTTAGACCTAAAGGATAAACCTGGAAGTGATGAGTTTGTAGCATACAATAAAGAAAAATATAAAAATACTATATTTCTTAATACTTACTCTTATCCATATAATGAAGATATTATAGAATTTCATCGTATTATAGAAGATAAAAAAGATGATGAAAGAAGTAACGAATGGAGGAATACACCAGAGAAAATTAAAGCTGTAAAGGAATTTATAACTGATACAAAAGTTTCAATTGGTATGGACATATATAAATACTCTGATTATATACCAAAACAAAATATAGAACTACTTATATCACAGTGTTGGAAATTTATTAATTATCATAAAAATTGTGAAGAATAATAATAAACTATGATTTTCAACGCAAGTAACGAGTTTGATATACAACGAGCAAAGGAGCGGTTAGGGTATCTTATTGAGAAGAAAAAGACCTTTGAAATCACTGAAAAGAAGCCTAAACGTACCTACTCACAGAACAATTACATTCACCTCCTCTTTGCGTGGTTCGCATTAGAATATGGAGAAACTCCCGAATATGTGAAACAAGAGATTTTTAAGAAGTTAGTTAATCCGCAAATATTCCTAACTGAATATGTTAATTACAAAACGGGAGAGGTAAGAGAAGCGTGGAGAAGCACAGCAGATTTAAACACAAAGGAAATGACAACCGCTATTGATAATTTCAGAGACTATGCCAGTAAGGAAGCGGGTATATACCTACCAACGCCTGATGATTTAAATTCTCTCAATGAGATAGAAAGGCAAGTGAATAATTTACAAGGGAGGTATTATTAAGCAAGGATAATAATAAGTTGTAATGTAGCCATTGTGTACCCCGATAGGCAAGCTCTCACGTTCGAGCCGTGAGCGGGGGCAAATTAACAACCGATTTGAAAGGAGATTGAGCGCGCGGCAATCTTTATCAAATCTCTAATTTCAAATCAAAAATGAACGAGTATCAAGAGTTTTTAAAGAACAAAATCAAGATAGCTCCTAAGCAAGGGTTTCCTTGTAGCCTTGATGAGATTAACCCACGAATGAAGCCCCACAACCGATTAATGGTAAAGTGGATGGTAGAGGGTGGTAGGCGTGCCTGCTTTGCTTCTTTTGGACTTCACAAGACCGTTACACAACTTGAAGCAGTACGAGTGGTGCTCCAAAAGGCAGGAGGTGGCAAAGGGCTAATAGTTTGCCCGCTATCTGTACGACAAGAGTTTATCGAGGATGCTAAAAATATCCTTGGTTGGGAGGTAGCCCCTAAGTTTATTCGACGTATCGAGGAAACAGAGGATAAGGACGGGATATACCTAACTAATTATGAAAGTATCAGAGATGGAAAGTTAGACCCTCGACACTTTCAGGTGGCAAGCCTTGATGAAGCAAGTATCCTCAGAGGTTTGGGAGGCTCTAAAACGTTCCGTGAGTTTATGAGACTTTTTACAGGCGATGCAGGACCCATGCAACAACGACGAGGAGCAGACAATATCAAATATCGATTTGTAGCCACGGCCACTCCCTCTCCTAATGATTACATTGAGTTATTAGCTTATGCTGATTTCTTAGGGGTGATGGACGTATCGCAAGCCAAAACGCGTTTCTTTAAGCGTGATAGCACCAAGGCTGATAAGCTCACCCTACATGCTCATAAAGAAGAGGAATTTTGGTTGTGGGTATCCTCTTGGGGACTTTTTGTTACAAAGCCTTCTGATATTACCCAAAATGAAGCAGATGATATAGGGTATATCCTTCCTGAATTAGATTTGCGTTGGCATGAAATACCTACCAATCACTTAGACGCAGGGTTTGATAAGCATGGGCAAGGGCTTTTATTTAAAGATGTAGCATTAGGATTGCAAGCATCGGCCAAGGAGAAAAGAGACTCATTAGAGGATCGTATCCAAAAGATGTTAGAACTCCGAGCAGAAGACCCTGAAGCGCATCGTGTAATATGGCACGATTTAGAGAGTGAACGCAAAGCCATTGAAAAGGCTATCCCAACCCTTAGATCAATATATGGGTCTCAGGACTTTGAAAAACGTGAGGAGATTATAAGAGCCTTTTCTTATGGTGAGTTGCAGGAGTTAGGAGCAAAGCCCGTGATAGCAGGTTCAGGGTGTAACTTTCAAAGGTATTGCAGCTGGGCTATATACTTAGGAATAGGCTATAAGTTCAACGATTTTATCCAATCTATACACCGCTTACAGCGCTTTCTCCAAAAGAACAAAGTACGTGTGGATTTAATCTATACAGAAGCAGAACGCAACGTACGAAAAACCTTAGAAACCAAGTGGAAAAATCACAACAAACTCGTAAAAAATATGACGGAAATAATCAAGAAATACGGACTATCTCATTCTGAAATGGCACAAGTACTCACCCGCAAAATAGGGGTAGAGCGTATAGAGATAGTAGGGAGAAATTACAAGATCGTCAATAATGACAATGTATTAGAACTCAATCCTAACGAAAATCCTCACGCTTTGAAAGATAATAGCGTGGGACTTATCCTAACCTCAATACCTTTCAGCACCCAATATGAATACTCCCCTAATTACGCTGATTTTGGGCACTCTGAAAGCAACGAGGAGTTTTTTAAACAAATGGACTATCTCACCCCTAATTTGTTCCGAGTGTTACAGCCTGGCAGGATAGCTGCTATACACGTAAAAGACCGTATCGTACCTATGGGACTATCAGGAATGGGAGTGCAAACCGTGTATCCTTTCCATGTAGATTGCATACAGCACTACACCAAACATGGTTTTGCTTATATGGGTATGAAAACCATTGTTACTGATGTGGTTCGTGAGAATAATCAAACCTACCGATTAGGATGGAGTGAACAATGCAAAGACGGTACTAAAATGGGTGTAGGAATGCCTGAATATCTCTTACTATTCAGAAAGCCTGCTACTGACAAAACAAACGCTTATGCAGATGAACCCGTAATTAAGAGCAAGAAAGAATACACACGTGCTAAGTGGCAAATAGATGCACACGGATTTACACGCTCCTCAGGCAACCGCTGTTTGACCCCTGAAGAACTCGCTAAACTACCACACAATGTTATTTTCCAGGAGTACAAAAACTTCTCTCTTAATGAAGTGTATAACCACGAGCACAATGTAAAGATTGCGGAAACATTAGACCTATATGGCAAACTCCCTACTTCTTTTATGCTCTTACAGCCACAAAGCTGGAGCGAAGAAGTTTGGACGGATATTACTCGTATGCTTACCCTTAATGGTTCCCAATGGAGCAAGGGAAAAGAAATGCACCTTTGCCCAATGCAGTTTGATATAGCAGACCGTGTGATTGAGCAGATGAGCAACAAGGGAGATATAGTATTAGACCCCTTTGGAGGACTAATGACAGTGCCTTATCGAGCAATCCTCAAGGGTCGTTATGGGATAGGTTTTGAACTCAATCCTCAATATTTCTTAGATGGAGCATCTTATTGCAAGGCTGCCGATGAAGAAGTAAGCATGCCTACTTTGTTTGACTTCATAGAGATAATGGAGAAAGAGCAACAAGAAAAGGAATTGCAACCTAAGTTATTTTAAATACTCATTCATTCTTTGTCTTATGCCCTCGC